ACACGTCCAAGACCGGTCCGGTGCCGCCTTGCCATACATAGCCAGTACCTCGTCATAGCGGCCGTCGCGGCAGGCCTGGCGGGCAGCAAAAGAATCCATGGAACCACCTCCGTATTTTTTCACAACATTTTCGTATATGATATGGGTATTATACCATACAATGGATAGAATGTGATAAAATAGCCATTTAACAAGTGTTTGAGTGCTTATAGGTGCTTATAAGGTAATACTGGTGTCTATTGCATGACGCAAGAACTCGTATAGTCCTTTGCGGTGTATTCTCCAATGAGTACCTATTTTGAAGGCTTTCAATGCTTCATTATAACATAGAGCGTACACGGTTGATAAGGGGACACCAAGCATCTCTGAAACTTCTTTTGGGGAGAAGGTTAGTCTGTTGTCCCATTTATGCGAGGGGGTATAGGTGAAATCATCAACATCAATATTTAAATAGGTCATAAGGCTCCTTTCGTAGACTAAAGGAAATCTTAGTAGACTTGAGATATGAAAGAATATTAAAGAATCTTTAAGAATCTCTTTCTTTGATTTATCATCATCATCAACAATCATCATTAAAGAATCTCTAGTCCCATATATGTCCGAATAATAAATATGAGGTCCTAGTCAGACTCGACTAGGACCTCATAGATTCTATTAGATACTATATATACTTTTCGTCCCTTTTCTTCAGTACGTGGCACAATTCTTTTTTTGTTAATATGTGGCACAATTAATTTTGCATTAATCATATCTAAGCTCCCTTAGAGCTTTTACACACTTATGATTATGCATACTATCTGTATAGTTAGGCAAAACAGATTCATTCAGCCAATCCTCAAGCTGTTCCGCTGTCAACTCAGTAAGTTGACTATCTTCATCAACATCCATGCGTTCCATAAAATAAGACACACCAATAGTCAAGGCGTCCAATCTATCATCATGACTCAAGGCGTTCTTATCCCTACACAAACGTGTCATTTGATAAATCAGTGAATAATGATAGTCCTGTTGGAAGACCTTAAAGTCCTGTTCGACCACTGGACGATTCACAATGAGCTTATGCCGCATCATTACGGGTTCTAGGGTGTCTATCATACGTAGTTCTTTTTGTCCTCTATTCGTGACAGGTTCAATACCACATGGGTGTATTTTATTGAAGATAGGGGTCATCAACTTTGTGAACATACCATCCCCAAAGTTATCTTCGGGTACTACAACATCAACGTCCCAGAATTTAGCACGATTTGCCATCTGAGTGAGTGTTAAGTCTGAGTAACCTTCTTTAAAGCCCCCTACATCCATAAGGAACAAATAGCCATTCAGGTACTTTAAAATTGCATAGACTGTTTCGTCCTTCAATCAGCCTATGCGTTCTGCTTTCCAACCCTTTGAGTGATGTCGGTTTCCTTTAGCCACTTGACGTAGATTTTGGGGTGAAAGATTATGCTCTCTGCAAAAAGCAGTAAAAGAAAAAGGCTCATACATCGTACCATCAGGTGCAATGAGCCTGAATCTTTCACCCTGTCCATAATTATGAGGAACATGACCTTTTTGAAAAGTAGTAGGGAGACAGTCATCACATACTGTCCCTGACTTGCGTTTTGGTAAATATTTACCACAAATAGGACAACGAACTGTTTTTCTGTCTCCCCCTGCTCTTGAATTCCACCCCATATTCATTTTAGGGCGTAGATTATATTCCATTGTTAATGCTTCTTCTTTTGGTAACATGGCAATTAAATCAATTTGAATATTATCCTTACCCAGTTGTCTTAGAATTGTGCCAACAGGTCTCTTGCTACACATATGCTGACTAAGACGATAGGAAAGACTACGGCGAGTAACACCCACATAGCCTTCCTGTATATTTCTGTTTCCTACTTCATGGATATGGTACACTTTATATAATCTTGTTTTTTCTCTAAACAATAACATCACTCTCTTTTCTTTTTAGTGTTACGGTACGTCGTTAGGGTACCTCACTATATTGCTATAGTGTTCAGACTATATCTTCTATCAAAAGATAGTGCGCTGTTTCCACCGAACCATTGCGGTGTACTAATAGTCGTTGAACGTTTCCTTATAAAAGGACTTCGCTGCTGATTGTCTTAGAAAGAGTTTCCAGCAATTAAGCGCATTTTTTAACGTAGGAGCAAGGACGTATTTTACCCCTACCCGATGGGTCTATAGCCATCACAGTTGTCTGATAAGGCATCGTTTCGGGACTCCGAGACAATTCACTATAATAGTAATCCCCTGCCATGGCTGTACAGGGAATATCAGACAAAAGCTGTTCACGCCCTTTAGCCCATGACCATTTAAGGCTACTTTCTTTCATGTCAAGGTTTGTAATAATCAAGTCAGAGACTTTCAACGGATACTTTTCCGCATCAGACAAGCGAGTATTGAGCATGTATTGAAGGGCAAACCCAGCTTTCCCATAAGACAAGGAACGTTTCGCTATTTCTTCTTCATTGAAACGTAAGGGGTCTGTAGGTTTCCCTTCAAGACTAGGATCTGCTTTCAGCTTATTCCAAATAGAGGGAGCAAGAGAGTCTCCATAATTGTCTTCTACCCTAGATAATTGAGGATATAATACAGGCCAAATACGGGCAATATATCCACGGTCTTGTAAGGTGTTGTACAGACTAGATTCTGTCTGTGGTGTCCCTAGATATATGATTTGACCATTTGGCTTTAGGATTGCGTCAAATTCCTTTACGGCTTCTGAAAGCTTATCACGCTGTTGTTGTGTTGCTGAGTTTTTCGGTACTTCCACCATTTTGTATTAACATAAGTTCGTTAGGCTTATGCCATCTCCGATTTAAGCTATGCTTCTTAAATCAAGATGCTTTATATTACTATAAAGATTAGACTATATCTTAACTACGAATGTAGTTCCATGCGCTTCCCATCACTTGATGGTACTTCCTTTCGGAATAGTCGTTACACGTTCTCTTTTTAGAGCTTCGCACGGTATTGTCCTTTTCAGGAGTTCCACCGTTTTCACATGGTTTAAAGACGACATAAAAGTTTATCGTCTGCGATCAGAATGTCTGCACGTGTACCTGTAATCTGCCCTGTGATACCTATAGACTTTACAGACGGAGAAATATCAGGAACGACACCCCCAACATCAAAAATGTTCTGTGTGTCTAACTGCCCTTTATCGGCTATCATATCCGATAAGAAAGGGAGTGTCTGAATGATACGCTTGATAAAGCGAGCATTTGCATCTGCTCTGTCACCAGAAGCAGACACAATCAAAATCTTTAGCTGTCTTTCCTTCCACAATCTCCAAACAACGTAGGCACATGTCAAGAAGGACTTTGCCACACCACGGAACCCCTCAAGAATAATACGGTCTTTAGGGGGATTCTGTAGGTAGTTTGCAATATCAATCTGAATCGGGGTAGGTTGTGGAAGGTCAATAGAACGCCATACAATATAGACAAATGCCCAGAAATGCTCACGTGCTTTCTGGACATCCGCTTCACTCCACTTCAAACTATCAACCTTCTTTCACAAGTTCCATGAAGTCAGGAATCTTAGAAGCTTCTTGTTTGACTTCTTTTACACCTTCAATCTCAACAGTGGTGTTGAAATCATTGTCTTTCAAGAACTGTCGTACCTTTGCGAGGAAAGCAGGGTTCTTACGCTGTTCCTCATCCTCAAGTCCTTCTAAGAGGGCCTGTACTTCTTCTGTTGCTAAACGGTCAATAAGTTCCTGTGGAATGTTAAAATTAGCCATATATCTTCACTCCTTTATGGATTTAAAAATAATAAAAGGTTCCATAGGTAATTACACCTAGAGGGAACCTTGTGTACCTCTATCCCCTTCCCAGTCGGTCTAGGGGATAATTTTAACGTTATCCTCATTCCTACTAATGTAAGACTTAGGATTGCACCCAAAGCGATAAGGAAACAAAGGGCAATCAACAATAACACATTTACGCACTTCTGCTTCCTGTTCTCCTGCACAATTCATACACTTCGCACGAATTGCTTTTGCCATCGAGGGCTTATCAGGATTCTTAATACGTACCTTCATTATCGTGTACACCCCCAAACTAATAAGCCACCTGCAACAATCCAAGCTAAATCACGTTGTCTTTCCATCCGCTTCGTCGCCTTATTCAGAGAGTCCGTTTGTTTTTGCAATGTCGTCAAGTTCTGCTTGTAATCGGTCAAGTATACTTGCGCTTTCGTCAGCTCTTTTTGAGATTCTGTTAGCTGTGTCTTGAGCTTCTGTGAGTCCTGTTTCTGCGCTGTTGACTGCTTCTGTAGCTCTGTCACCATCTGTCGTAAGCTGTTGAATTGTTCGATTGACATTTCGACTTTCTGCGGACTCTGTGCGTGAACTGTAGAAGTAGACACACCCGAAAAGGCACAAAAGCACACCAAGAGCGAAAGACACAAGAACCACTTTTGCAGAATATGTTTTGTTGTCATCTTCATTCATTTACAGCTCCTCATACCATTCATTCATATCTACCTCTGTGTCTCCGATATATTCATGGGCGCTCCACTGCCAACCTGCTACATGCTTATCGGGGTAGTTCTGAGCAAACTCATTGTACCCACGGTAATCCGCAATCCAATAAGGAACATAGTCGGCCAGCAAGTGAGGCCGAATAGAGTTTGTCATATAATCTGTGCATTTCAACGAGGAAGTGTAAATACCTGCGCTGTATCCTGCTTCATTACAAGTGACAATAAAAGCGGAGCAGATAGCCGTTGTGTCTACGCCGTCTTCAAAACATTCATCAGCTTCACAATCAAACCAAATCCCCATAGGTGGTACATCAACACCGAGCAAGTCCAAAACCGTCTGTGCTTCTTCCTTTGCTCTTTCTGGTGTCTGAGCGTGCGAGAAGCAGTAGACACCCCAAGGGATACCCCGTGCATCACATTCATTTACGTGTCTAATCCATGTGTCTTCTTCTGTACATCCTTCGGAGATTTTAATGATAACACCTTGTACGCCAGCGGCTTCCACTGCGTCATAATCAATATCTTTCTGATAATAGGAAACGTCAATTACTTTACTAATCATCTAATTTGTCCACCTTCTTCTCATGTGCAATCTGTGCTAAAGCACCCCGAATAAAACTAGGAATATACTGACCATAACCAGCACGATCAATATTTTCCACAATACTTAAAGCTTCCACAATTGCGAAAGCCCCAATAAAAAGCGTCCGTACCATATGAGTATGCATGGCAGAATCTAATAAGACACCCAGCCCAATGATAAGGAACATCGTGGCTTTTTTGTACAGGCCGTGTGTGGCAATCGAACTTGCGAAAGCATGGAGTTTAAAGGAAGCCCAAAGGCCCGTGATAATATCGCAGGCCACAAGGGCGACCAAGGCATTAATCTGCTCATCCACGCCACCCACAAGCTGATTGAAACACAACCAAGCAATAGAAAAAAGACAGCCAATCTTTACCTCTGTGGCTGTCCATAAATTCCAGACTGTGTTAATCATTTTGTGTAGTGTACCTCGTTTCATTTTTCATCTTCCTTACCTACGCAGTTACCTTCTGTGTCAATCATCCATCCCATATCGTCAAGTACCTTGTCAATATCTTCTTTGTACTTAGGGAACCTTGCAATAACGTTGTTATACATCAATTTATGTAAGATAATCTGATATGCTAAGTATTTAGCCATTTGTACCCACTCCTTCCATTAAGGTGTTGACAGCATCCTCAAGAACTGCAATGCGTTCAGACAAAGAAGGTGTCTGTGTTGTGCTTTCTGGAACCTGCGATATTTCTGGAATTTCAGGTTCTTTTGGTTTTTCAACTTCTTTAAGAATCCACTGCGTACCATCCCAGATACATTTGTGATCTTCTGGAATTTCAGGGGGAGTTACTTCTACCATATTACAAGGAATTTGCCAAGCACCACTTATCGGACTCTGGTCAGTTTTATCAAGCACTTTAGACCCTTCATATTCCTTAGTTAAAAGATTAAAAGCATAGACTATTTTTACTTTATCTTCCATTATTTTAACAACTCCTTTCTAGTATCTAATTACAGGGATGACGTTGATTGAAGGGGGCTGAACTGTGGTTGATGAACCATAAATATTATTAAAAGTGCTGGCGTCAAAAATTACCTGGTCATAAGTATCAAAAAGTGTTACATCATGCGTTCCTGTATGAAGAGTAACAATATCCTGTGTCACGCTGTTATTTCTCATACAGCCACCAGCCTTTATAAGCACAGAAGAAGGAACATTTCTTGCTACATTACTCGTAGCACTAAACCCACCCCAAAGATTAGGGAGACCTGCGTATCTCTGCCTACCTATATACCCATCTGTATATTGAAGCATACGCTCCCGATAATCAGGAAGCACAAAGGTACTGTTCCCATCTCCCTTACCGAACAACCCTGCATTATTCGCTGTGTCATCCGTCCATAAATTATTACTGTCTATAAACTGTACGAGTCTTGGATAATCTGCCCTATATACCGTAGCCCCATTGGCCTTAATGTACCCTTTAGGTAAGAACAAACTCCCTCGTATACACCCAACAGGCGTCATATCCCGTACATCATCAACAATCCAAGTTACTGTACCATCACTAATTAGTACCCCACCACTAGACACCGTAGTAATAGAGAAAGGTACTGTGTCTGCCGTTGTACCTGCTGTGACACATTCCAGCCTTGCCCATGAAGGAAGGTAAGAAGAATATGCAATGTCACCAATGGAGTACGCTTTATTTCGCTTCAACATATTGAAGTCCATAGCGTTCTCCGTTGCCACCCTTGCGCTCTCAGCGGCGTTCTGTTCAGACACACGAGCGGCATTTTCAGAATCCTTAGATTTAGTTTCCGAGGACTTAGCATTGATTTCAGAAGTCTTTGCATTAGCTTCCGACGTAGCCGCTTTCGTTTCCGAGGTTTTCGCATTGGTTTCAGAAGCCTTTGCGTGCTGTTCAGATGCAAGAGATTTTGTTTCAGAAGCTTTAGCGTTCATTTCAGAAGTCTTTGCATGTGCTTCCGATGTAGCGGCTTCCTGTGCTTTACCCTCACTATATAAAGACCAACTCCGAGAACTCTGTGTCTTCCCTGTGCTACTCTGTGTATCCTCTGTGTTGTCTGGCGATTCTGTAGATGTAGCCCACGCCTTAGAGAGTGCCTCATTTGTTTGAGCTTTACTCTGTGTCTGCTGTGTAGCACTCAAGGTAGCTTTTGCATCGTTAAGTATTTTTGTATTGGCCGCTACAAATCCACCTTGCACATTTTCCATATAGTGCTTCGTTACGGCATCTTGAGGATCTTTAGGGTCACTTACATTAACGACACGATGATTCAAAGCATCCCATAAAACTTCTTTTGTATCACTATCAGTCTTTGTATTAATAGAGTGTGCTTGAATGTAATCTTGCTGTTCTTCCTGTAAGTGTAACATCTGTACATCTTCGGTGTTCATATCACTTGCAAGTAAAATAGAACCATCATTCCATGTAATAATTTTATCGGTAGTTGTTTGACGATAAATAATAAGATGTTCTCCTACTTTTACAGGATTTGTAATAGTTAAGGATAAATCATTCACTACATAATCTACCCCATAGGTTAATGTGGTGATAGAGTTATCAGCATGAAGAACATCCACTTTTATAAACTTCTTACGGAGATAAGAGAATGGAAAAGTATAGAGAAGTTGCGTACCATCTGTTACTTCATATTCTACACGGGCTTTAAACCCCTGCGTTTCTGCCACTAGTAATCACTCCTTTATTTAGCTTTCAAACTATTTAATTTAGACAAGGTGTCTATTGCTTGCGTATATGGGATAAAATCAGGGATTGGTGCTAAATTCAATAAAGTACGTAAATCTTTTTGTGTACCTTTACTCTTTGCAAGGCGATATGCACTTCGTATAGGCTTCCATGTCATATCCGATAGGGTATCAATAGCGGGCAACTGCTGTGCAATATTACCAATAACATCACCAGCATCTTTAGGGGGATTATTACGATACTGTGATACTGTAGTTCTGATTGTAGGCGCACCTGTGCCAGCTTCCAAAAGGTCATTTAATGTACCCATAGGGGATAAAAACCCTGTTCTAAAGAAAGCGGCTTTTGCAAGGGCTTTATCATTCAAATAGTTTTCCTTGATGTAGTTAGCGGCATCTGTCTGTCCCATGGCATATAAGGCGGCTATTTTCGCCCCATTACGAGCGGCAAAAGCGGCTGTGTTTGTCATAAGAGAAAGAGCAAAGGCCATAGCATCTTGTGCTTCATGCTGTTGCAACATACGCATAAACTGTGCATTATTGGAACGCATATTAAAATCTTTAAACATCATAACAAGACGCATCAAAGAATTGGTGTCTTTCAACATATTACGGTTCCCTTCCGAAGAACTTAATAAGACACTCTTTTCTACCTGATTCTGAATCAAGTCATACCAAGCCCAGAAGGTATCAGGGCTTTCTTTTCTCCATGCATCTACATCAAAGCCATCTGCAACAGTCCCTTTCTTGCCATCCCATTTTACATAGGTGCGCAAGTCTTTTTTCAGCTGTGCAAGGTCTACGTGTCTACCAAGCGCCTTAATATTCGCCTTGCTGAATGGATTACGTAAGGCATTGAAGGTTTCACCATGTGCCCAACGTATCGAATCTGTAATAGCCGCACTACGAGCAGAGCGAACCATTGTGTCTGTCATATGACCAAGCATATTGATTTGTGAAGTGAACTTTCCCAGATTGTGTGTCATATCAGCCGCACTAATCAATAGGTTGTCTACCCCAAATCCGCGTTTAGACAAGGCATTACGAGTCTGTATGTCTCCCCAATTACCACGGAAGATGTAGCGTTCTATAGGTTCCCCAAAGACATGCCATGAGAGGTCTTCAACCATCTTAGAATTGGCTTTCCCAAGGCGAACATCCTGCACGAATTTTCGCAAGGGATTGAAGACACCAAATACTTGTTTCAGACCCCCATAGGCAATCGCACCCCCTAAGTCGCCTAACTGGTTCCATCCCATCGAGCCACCCCGTTTGAAGTATGCAAAGTTGTTGAGAATCTTTGTGACTGCTGAACCTTCATCATAGATGTTGCGTTCGTAGTGGTCACGCATCCCACGGAGTCGAGCAATGTTATCTAAGAACCACCGCTTATTTTTTTCGGCTGTGGAACTATTGATACGTCCATCATTACCCATGGAAGCAAGGCGCACTTCATGGAGTACCTTCTTCACGAAAGCTCCATATTCATTAGCAGAACCGAGGACGTTACGGACTGCTACTTCTCCTGCGAAACGTCTATTCGTTCTATTCAGTGTGTGTTCAAGGTCATAGTATCTAAGGTCATTATCAAAAGAGAAGGCTTTAACAACATTCCCCTCTGCATCTTTAATATCCATGACAATACCTGTATCCATTGGAAGACGCCCACGGAAGAAGTTCAAGTCCCCAAGTTTAGAGGAAGCACCATTGGTGTCTAAACCATCCAATTTATCCTCAAGTGGTTGCATGATGTTGTCTGCCCACTCTTTGCATTTTGTCTTGCGGAACTCATCGATTTCTTCCTCTGTGGTGTCTTTCACCACATGCGAACGTTTCTGTTCGAGGTCTTCTTTAACCTGTTTTACCTTTTCAGAACTCTTACGTCCTTCTTTGTTCAGATAAGTTTCAGCGTCATGTATTTCACGCTGTAACTTCAATTCCTTTTCGCGTTTAATCATATCCCCAATCAGCTTGCGAGAAGTCGGTGTATTGGAAGCGGCTAAGGCATATTGCTCCATAAAAGCTCTTGCCCCCCTATCACCTGTAGTGGTGAAGTTAGACACAAACTCTCTATAAGCGTCGGGGTCAATCAAACGATGAAATTCATCATCAACGGAGTACCATCCATCCTCAATCAAGTTACGTTCTATAGAACCCCCAAAAATAGAGGACGAATTTTTACCAAGGTCAATACGAGTATCATAAAGGCCCTGCAAGGACTTAACAGCTTTCATTACATTCTGGTCAACCAAGTTATCATCAATGTTAATGTGTGTCTGTTGTTTAGACAGGCTGTTGAATTTATCAATTACAAGTTTGTCAAATTCCTGTCTATGTGCATCCCCTTTGCGAAAAGGATTGATGACACCCATTGTGCCATAGTGGTCACGTATCCATTCTTTACGAGCATCAAGAATCTCGCCTTTGTACTTATCAAGCTGTCCCATGAGATAGTCTTTCATACGTTCGGCAGATGGCATATTGGAACCATTACGAGATGTACCACGCCGCTGTGCATCTTCCCATAATTCAGAAGCTTTCTTAGCAAGCGTAATGGACGGAGAATGATAAGCGGCCCCATACGGAGTACGAGTCAGCCATTTGTTATCCATCCACCCTGATAAGGTGTTGACAGTCTTTTCAAAGGCTGTCTTGCCTTTCCGTTCCTGTGCCAGTTCATCTGCACTCTTTTCATAGTCAAGAAGACTTTCAGGTGCAAGCATGTTGTCTTTTGAGAAATGGACACCATTCTGGATAATGCTTCCATCAGGATTGACAATAATACCCTGCTTCTTCAAACTCTGATAGCGCATAGCCGTGTTTACCATGTCGAGTATCTCGTTGTTGGTGAATCTTACTTTATCACCAAACCCCATTGCCTTTAAACCTTCTCTAAAGCTAGACACCAACGAATGACTAGACTTACGACTCAACATATCATGCTGAACTGCGTAACCAAGAATTTCTTCGGGGTCTGTACTGTTGGCTAGTCTTGCGGCCTGTGCAAACTTTGATGTCGTGTCTTTTGATTGTGTAGACACAAAATCCATCAAGGACTGATAGCGTTCAGTACCTAAGGTGTCTTTCAAGTATTGATGAACCCCAATTTCATGGGCTAATACACCATCTAATTCTTTAGCCCCCTTGATATTATCTTTTACCACTACGGTATAATTACCATGAGGAACAAAGAAGCCTTTCGTGTTATCAGACACCTTAATGCCCATGGAAGCCCCAAGTTTCTTTGCGTCTTTCAGAGATAATGCAAAGACATCATCACGATCTGCTACGGAACTTGCAATCTTCCCTTCCTGCTTCGTAAAGTATGATACATCATGAAGTTTGGAAGCGGCTTCCTTTGTATCCATGATAGTATATGGTGTCTTGAGGCCCACAGCTTCACGAGCGGCACTCGTTTCAATCTTATCGGCTGTACGCGCCAGATTAGCTACAGCAGGGTCTTTGTGGAACAGATTCTTTCCTGCCATCCCAAGGGTACGTAAGACACCCCCAGAAATCCCTGCAATCATAGCGGACCCTGCAATACTATCATCTGTACCATTACCAAGGTTGGCGGCATGTTGCTGAATAGCTCCCATAGCGGCCATGTTCAATGCTGTGTCTCCAATTCTTTTAGCTCCACCTGAACTGAGAATCTTTTCAGCAGAGGCTTTAGCGGCACTATCAATAATACGTGTGTCTTTCACCACGCCACCTAGTGTCTTCATAATCTTCCCTGCCTGTAAGACCTTCAATTCAGGCAGTGCGTTCAGGGGGTCTAAGACAGCCCCTAAGACAGTACCAAGAGTATGTGCGCCTACTGAGTTATAGTAAGTGGCATACTTTGCATCTTCTGCCATCTCATCGGACTTCTTTTGTAATAGGTAATACAATTGTGTGGGGTCTTTTGCATTATCAATTATCCATTGTGCCTCTGCTTCATTACCACTACCCATAGCGGCCTTGATATAATTACGATCTGCGTCTGTAATTTTATCACGCCCGAAAGCATCAAGGTCACTATGGAAAAGGTCAGTGTATAAAGCATCAACAAATTCATATGCAAAGTTACCACTGCGCTTGAAGTCATGCCAAATTCCCTCAAGGATAGAAGGTTTTTCCTTTAGGGCATCCTCGTAAGCTTTTTGCATCTGCAATTTTGTATCTGCTAAAGCTTGCAATTCTGGCGTGACCATGTTCTGCATTTTAGGGGTAAAGACACCCTCACCAAAGGTAGTAGTGGCTTGCTTAGGGCCTAAGAGGGCATTAACTTCTTTTGACAAATCAGGATTAGCTACATGCAGATGAGGGCCAGTGCCATGAGGGTCACTAATGACTTCTTGAAAGCCTAAAGACCGTGCATAGTCCGCAAGAGCAGATAAAGTGTCATCTCCCCATTGCAAGCCATCCCATGCAATATCAGCGCCAAGACCTTTATAGTGCCAGCTTGTCTCTGTATGCGAATCATCATTTGCCCCAGCTGTCAGAATAGGAGATACACCCAATTCCTGTGCTTTCTTGAACAGCATCCCCAAGCGTTGATACATGCTACCATCAATGCCTTTCATGTCATCGGGCAGATAAGAAGTGTAATCTTCCGTGTCTGTTCCCCCACTTGCATTACCTGTAGCGTTTGTATCTGTGTCTTCACCGCCATAAAGATTTGAATAAATCTCACCTGCTACCTGTTGTCTAAGGGTCATTCCCTGTCCTTGACAACGTTCATAATAATCAGCAATAGCGACGGCGGCACTTTCAGCACTAGACAAGTCAGAATTAGAAATATCATCAAGGGCCTGAGATTCTGTATTATGAAGCTCCCAATCAACAAATTCTAGCTGTGCATAAATGTCATTGGAATCATAGCCGTGTTCATCCATGAAGTTTTTGAAATTCGTCTGTCGGCTTTCATCAAGCCATTGTGCAATCCCATAAGCACCATTAGAGGATGTAATGTCAGGGTTAATATCTTCACCGCCACCCGTTTCAACAGAAAAGTTAGCGGCGAACCCAGCGGCCAATGTAGGGGAATATCCATGCTGAATAAACCAATTATAGGCAAGGGCCATATTATTTGAAACTGCCATTGTGTCTTATCTCCTTTCTATTCTCCCGTAATCCAATGCCAAGCACTCCGTGCCTGTTCTTTGATTACATCTACAACAGAATCTGAATGTTCAGCTACATCTTGTGCCTGTTCTTCTGTTACACCATTAGAACCAACGGCAGTAGATACATATTCTGTTGTATCAGAATCCTCATCACTTGTACTAGTCGTCGGTGCAGGCGGAACATAAGAAGCAACATATTGAATTTCATTTGCCATGTCAGAACCAGAAAGCTGTGTATAATTCCCATTAGCACTCTCTGAAAAAGACCACGTATTAGACGCTTCATCATAGGATACGTTAATATCTTCGGCGGACACTCCCCAATTGCTTGCATATTGATAGCAAAGAGCGTCAAGAGATTGTTTTGCAAAGGCACTCTCTGATTCTGGAGACAAACCACTATTGAAGCAGTTCTTCGGAAAGACAGCCCCATGATAGTAAGCATAAGCATCCCGAATATCATTACAAGCGGCATCTAAAGCGGCTTGAGGGTCATGATAAGCTAAGTTATACATCAAAGCTCTGTCCTTTACGGTTTCTGCAATCTGTGGATTATCCCAAGAAATATCAGGTGCGGTACTTCCTTCACTATTCCAACTATCCATCCCGCCTATAGACCAGCCACCAGCGGCAATGCCTTTAATCTGTGCCATGTAATTCTGTTTGTCCTGTTCGCTGGTGTCTTTAATCCGACAATAGTTGGCGTACCCTCGAACGAGTGCATTGTCTGCATCTTCTTCCCCCGACGCATGAGAAAAGTTTACAATCGCTCCGATAGCGGCATCTACCTTACTACCAAAAGCACCTGCAAACTGTCCGTGATTAATATTACGTGCTTTTACCAAATAAATAATAGAGTTTGGCACTCCACTTGACTCTACGCTGTCAGCAGTAGCACTATTGATAGTTTGCAGGACACTATTCACTAACTGATTTTTTACGTTGCTTACACCCGAATAGGTGTAGAGCTTCATAAGCTTCTGTGCCTTTGTGTCTTCATCATCATCACTATTGATAATCTGATTTTCGTACTCCTGAAAAGCACTAAGAATCGTACCTGAATCAACAGCCTTACCCCCAACTAAAGGTTTCCCAATGGAACTGCCATAACCGTCTTTTACGGGGTTATCATCTTCCATAAAAGCCCTAATATTTTCCCTAGCAGATGCAGTACTTGCTTGTGATTTAGCGGCTGTTTTTACTCCTTTTGCCCCTACTCTTGCGGCACGAGCCTGTGCGGCCTTATGCTCATTTTGTAGGGTTTCAATATGACTAAACATGCCCGTAAGTACTTCTGCGTTATCTCTATCTTCACGACTGCCAGATTGCCCCATCTTGATAGTATCCGTATAGACACGATTCATGTCTTTATCTTTTCCATACTTTTTAAGATAGTCCATCTTCACCTTGTCCATATGGGCTTTACGATAAGCAACATTCAGGGTGTCTAATTCCATGGTGTCCACCAAGTCACCCATGGTCTGTGTTACACCATCTAAACGTGTCTGTACAGGAATCTGGTCAAGTATAGTTGCCTTAAAGTTCTTAAAGTCTTTAATAGTGCCTGTAGTAATAATTTCTTTGCAGAAGTTATCTACAAGTGTCTGTCGTTGTGAAGGGTTTAATCCCATTAAACGACTCTGATTAAAAATCTCCGTCAACTTTTGTACTTGGTCTTCCCTAGACATGGTAGGAGCAGTATAAATCAAGTCGCCTAACTCAGATTTGATGTTATTAAACGTTTCTGCAATTCTATCTTCAATGTCCCTCTGAACATGGTTGCTCATTAAGGTTTGCTGATTTTCGATATTCTTATCATTGAAACCCTGTTCAAAAGACACATTATTATTAATCAACCCTTTATCAATAAAACGCTGACGATACTTCTGTACAAAAGAGTCATAGCGTTTAACTTCTTCATCTGGTGTCCGTGCAGGGCTATCCCCAAATTCTTCTGTGTATGCAAGTTTTGCGGAGTCGCCTAAAGCCTGTCCACGCAACTTGTCACTATATGCGATAAAATAAGGATTATCTAAGTTATTCCCATAGCCATATGTCAAGGCCATGTCAAGTGTATTGAGTTTCTGTCTATCTTCCTCTGTAGTGGACGCAATGAGTCTGTTGGCTTCTGTAAGGCCCTCTTCATTCATACGCTTTTCACGATCTGTGATGAAAGACAACCAACTACTATTGAGATTATTTGCCGCACTTGCAAACATAGAAGTGGACGAGGAAGAAGGGTTAGTACCTCTAACCCCCTGTACCTCTGTCAAACGCTCTTGATATGTTGCATCAGGTTGCGGCATAAATTGCATTTCTGTGCCTACAGCACTAGCAATCCGTTTCGCCATGTAGCACCTCTCCTTGAAATACCCCCATTAGACCAATCATAAGACAAGCCACTACTCATGTCACCGCTAAAGTAACCATTGATAGCATTGCTTGCAAAAAGGCCATGAGGATTGAATAAATTCATACTGTCATACTTTGCAGACGCTTCGTCAAGGTCTACAATTCGTGTTCCGATTCCTGTATCATGAATATCTTCCCTATGAATATAAGGGTCAAGATTTACAGGTCTAATGTCACCTGTATTTCTATTAAGTACTTTACCATGTCCACCTTCGACACCTGCTTTCTTTCTCATGCTCTTAATACCCTGTAAGGTATTATAGGTCTGCATGAAATCAGAAAACATTTCCATACCCTGTGTAAGATAAGAGGGTGTCTCAACTGACGGAATACTATTGATAGCATTACGTGTAGAGATAAGTGCCGCTTCCTTATTAAGGTCAATTTCATTCATTTTATTTTGATAATTAGCCTGAGCCTGTGAAGCGACACGTGATTCATCTGCGCGAACACTACGATTAATCAAGTTAGCTGTTCTGCCACCCCCTGCCAATTCTTCGTTGACAGCGGCTTTAACGGACGCTTCCTGTTTATGAGCGTTCATCCTATCTTTCGTCATTGCATCAATCTGAGCGGCGAAAGCGGCCCTACGCTGTGTTTCATAGTTTTGAAAGGTATAGTTCATAGACTGGAGCAATCCCCTTGCGGTCTGATTGTTGGCATCAATCTGATTTTGAATTTCAGCTCTCCGTGCTTTCTGCTTAGACAAGGAGCTAAGAGCTGAAATACCATAACTAAGTGCTACGGTACACATTCGCTATACCCCCTTTGTTCGTGTAGTATAAAGACAATCCCAATTCAGCCCTACAATAGATAAAGGAACTGGCATGTCTGATTCAACTGCAATCGTAACGGATTCATTCTTAGCATGAATAGGAACATCAAACTTTCCTGTTTCATTCTGCTTCTTCCCCAAGCGAGCCGAGGAAGTACCAAGAATCTTACTGGTCATCCGATACATATACTCTTTGCCCCCAAGGTAAGACACCCTGCAAGCCAAGAAACCTGTATGATCGTAATTGATATGGATGTTCTTGATTTGTGTCCTACCCTCTGCATAGGAGCTAATGTTTCCATTGTCGTTCTTCTTAAGGTAGAAGGTTGTGAAGACAGCCTTAAACAAATAAGGTTCCCCTACTACCAATTTCTTTCCTACAAAGTTACCATCAAGATAGATACAGCCTTCGTCATCTGCTTTCAGATTTTCGTGCAAGACACCATCATGAGTAACGACACAAAGACTCTGTAATGGTGTAGTGTCTGTATAGGCATAAAGTGCCTTGAGGTCAAACTTTGTTCTTTCAGATACATCATCATAGACACCATTATCCATCACTTTCTTCTGGTCGAGATAGACACGGTAAATTTCGGTATCATCAAACTCTTTGATATTTACAGAGAAGTCCATTTGCTCCATGGTAATCTGTGTCCCTCTGCGTATAAGCAAGTACAAGTAACTACCAATGAATCCTGCACCATAAATCTCACCATCAAACACCCATTTAGACCATGAGGACTGAATACGTTCTTCATTAGCAAATAGATACTTATAGAGGTAAATGGTGTCTGTCGCATTGTTTGTCAGACAGAAAAGCACATTTTCAGCCGTAGAGGTAATAATATCATATACACCTGCTTCAATATAGTTCGGGATGTGAGATGTAATGTCCTGTGCATTTTTCATCTGTGAAATATCCTGAACCGTATAGTATTCCCGTATCGTAGAGAAATCCCCATGTTCAGAAGGGAAATATAAGTTCTTCCCTGCTACCTTTGGTTGACAGTCAGGAGAACTATTGAATTGCGTAATTTCTGTTGGGGATGCTGTTTTCGGTGTCAAGGTGGAATCAGCACGGATAATAAATTGTGTGTCATTCGAGAAAGCGTAAAGGTCTTCTGAAAAGACAACACAATAATTAATCAGGTTTGCTTTTGTGGATGTAATCGGGACATCAATCCCATCTGTGTCTAACAGGTCATTGGCTGTTGTCATCCACCAATTAAAGTATTCCCCTGATTCAGACATGATGATATTTTCACGAGAAGCAACACCCAAGCGATTACGATAAAAGAAGATACTGGACAAGGTATGATTTACAAAAGATGGAGCAGGGTTACTATCATCATCACCAACCTTTCGTTCATCCCAATCGAGAGCCTTAAAGGTGAAAGTGTCATCTGCATTATGGATGATGGCATGAGGCATGGTTGCCTTATCAAACTCAATATTGATATTTGGACAAGCGCATTCTTCCCATACATTACTGTCTTTGGAATACTTTACGTAATAACTACCTTCACTCGCCCCATTCGGGTCGCCTTTTACTTTGACACAATAGTTATCAGGAGCCGTAGCAGGAAGCAAGCTAAAACGCTGAATCGACTTTTTGAAGTTAATAAGAGCCTGATGATTGAACCCGTCGGCTGTCTGTACAAGACCACCACCCCAAATACGAATCCAATTATCTTGATGTTCTGTAGACACCCCACTATTATTTAGTTGTTCATTGATGCGGTCTGCAATATAGTTGGTGTCTATCTGCTTCGTCTGCTCCGCGGCATCCCCATTCGGACTTGTCCATGTGCATTTAGACACACCATCAATCCAAACCTGATAGGTACGACCATACTGCCCTTGACGAACATAAAGCATACTACCTTGATTATTAAAATAATCAGGAGACTTCTTGCTGGACAACTTCACTGTTTTTGTATTGTTCAATACAAAAGTGTAATCAGCTACCGTCATAACTCGTAAGTTATCACGAGGAGTGTTGGTAGATAAATAAGCACCATCTTCAATATTTACAGTCTTTTCGTTGCCCTTCATGTCATAAATCTTGACAGTGTTATTTGCAAAGACAACCATGTATTTCTGTTGCCTATCCCTGTCAATGAAATGAACAAGAGGTTTACTTCCTTTAGTAAGGTTCAATCCTGTGAGTGTCTTTAGATGGACTGTAGGGATACGTTTCTGTAACCCTGAAACCTCTGTCGAGAAACCGTTAATCTGCTCCTCAAGCTGTTCAGGGAACCGTAATAGTGGTGGTTGCTGAGACACACCCTGTACAAAGTTTTTGATACTCTGTGAGTAAAGCATGTGTCTTATCTCCTTTCTAACGCACTTTGCATACCTGTGGTCTGAAACATGTTGGAACCTGTGTCTATACAATACTGTACAATATCCGCATAAGCTCTTGATTCTTCAATACGTAATTCCTGTGATACATTTTCGTCACCAAGATAACGTTCCTGAAAGAAAATAGCCGCTTCTGCTGTGATGAATGTTTTGAACTCATCAGGCAAGTCCTCAAAGTCAACAGCTTCGATGATTGTAAGTTGCACATCTTCATTGAAGGTGTCTGTTTTTTCTGTAAGGTTATATAGAAAATCCCCACGTTTTACATAAACTGCACCATTCGTCGCTGTAATCTTTATCCATGAGGGATTATATCTAATCTTTTTGCTGTTGGTGTCTGGCATAACAGTTACATTGGTAAAGGTGTTGAACTGCCAACCTTGACGCTGAATATTTCGAGATACCGTATTAAGTAGACTTCGTGCATTATCAACATCAATAGATTCACTCTCTGTCAGACTATTAACAGGAGCTTCCCCAATGCTTGAAAGAATCAGATTGATTGCGTCTAACTCTGTAGATATAAATAGCATCTTTTCACTCCCTTTAAAAAGAATAAAAGGGGGAGCGTTACACTCCCCCTAAACATTACCTACTAAGCAGGATTGTTAATAACACCCATAAAGGTGGATTCTGGACGCAAACCACCAATACCAATAGCGTATTTAGCGATTAACTGGTCTGCCTGATATTCAGCACGACGAGCTGTTTCAAAGCTAATGTCTTTCAAAGACAAGACACCAACAGAAGATTTGTGACAAATCAGAAGCGGGGACTTGCTAACATATGTAGACGGGAAGGCATGACCATCACCCTGAATGGTATTAGTCGGGTCATCACCGCCCTGTGTGAGGTGCGGACATTCGATAATCTGGAAACCATCCATACTGATAATATTGGAATTAGTCAGCGTAGCGGCGGCACCATAATTGCTGTTCAAGAAGTCGAGGTTCGTTGCCAGTGCGGCGTGAATTTCAGGAGTGACAAAGCAATAACGATCGCCCTGCGGTACATAATTCTGCGCCATTTTCGCCTTGACTTCAAGCAGGATGTCACGGACTGCGATACCCGTTTCTTTGTTAATGCCAAGGGTGGAACCGGTTGCGAGTGTCTTTTCAACGACGCCACCTTTACCAAGGCCAGCGACGTTTTCAGTGTTGTTCAACGCTTCCTTAGCTACTTCTGCGAGAATAGAAGCATCCATGGAAATTGCCAGTGCTTCGCCAAGCTGTGTAGCATACGGAGAACGGAAATCATAATGTGCGATAAATTCGTCAAGGTCAAATACCAAGCAGTCCGTGGTCAACAGACCATCAATAACAATGGTACGTTCACCCTGCTGAATATTTTCGCGAAGGTCGTCAAGACTCTTACCACTTTTCAGGTAATGTGCTTTAGTACGACCGAATACAGGGAACTGAGCGGATTTCAGTTATCTTTACACAAGGACGCTACCCCTTGTGTGTGCATTTGCACCTCATAGTCACCTATGAGCTGAGACTATATCTTCAAGAATACTACTGGTACTTTTTGATATATGCAATCATATTCTCTATAGTGTCTATCTTTTCTTCCACCAGACCAAGAGCTGTGTTGCATTTCGTACAGAGTAGGCCTCTAAGTTTTCCAGTCTTATGGTCATGGTCTCCTGTCAGCCGAGTGTATCTCGTACTACTAAGGGACTTTCCACATATGGCACATCTGCCATGCTGTTCTTTAAAGGCTCTATCATATGCTTCTTGTGTCCATCCTGTGTCTCGTACCGTTGATAAGCGGCTAAGACATGCCTTACATTCAGAACGATATTTGCCACTATCTTTTCTGAAATAAAATTCTGATAGTGGTTTTTCTTTACCACACAAGCGACATATCTTTGTATTCTCACTCCCCATTTCGGACGGCTTCGTCCTACTCCCTTTCGGGATAGTCGTTGAACGTTCCTTACTTGTCAGCAAGGCTTCGTTGCTAGTTGTCTCTGTCTGTTCGCGAGATATTCCAGCAGTTAAAGGAGTGTTTAAAGAGAGGCAAGTCCGCATTTACATTTCACCACTCTGAATTGTACGTTTGATAAATTTACCATTCGTTACGGAAGCACGTGCAAATGCCGTGAGAGTTTCACCACTAAATACTTTAAGGGCAAGAGCAAGTTTGTCGGCATCTGTGGTTGCCTTTGTACCAATCGCCATAGGAGTTGCAATTTTAATATCTGCCATAATTAATATCATCCACCTTTCAAAATAGAAAATTATATAGAAAAAGACACCCAACTATGGAGTGTCTTAATCATCAAGAATTGTATTGGCTATTACAATTTACTAAAACAATTTAGAATATTTAACTTTTCGATACACTTCACGTGTAAACTTTGCATCTTTCTGATACCGAGGGTCAGACATATCTTTAATCATTTCATCCGTCGATTCATACCCACTGCGGTCTACAGAAGGAGCGGCATTGCCGACGATGGAAGGACGCTGAGTACCATACTGTCGCACCATCTGACCTTTAATACCTTCAAGGGTCATGCGAATCTGCATGAGATTTTCACTGTCCAATGTAGCATTAAATGCATTAATGACATCCTGATTCTGGGAAGACACAAACTGCTGAATACGTGCAAATTCTTCCTGCCCACCTGCCAATGCGTATACATCATTGACAAAGCGAGTAGAAGCGGCTTCCCATCCTGCGAGAATACCATCAACAACGGCTTTAGGATACCCTGCTTTTTCAAGGGTTTCATAAGACTGCTGACTAAGACTACCATTGTTCATGTATTCTGTTTCGAGTCCTGCAAAATCAACACCCTTAGTTACTAAGTCTTTTTCGACACCATCAAGGGCTTCATGTGCATTGGCCAACTGCTGTTCAGAAGTCTGTTCAGCTTTCGGAGCTTCTTCCTGTTCAGTCTGTGTGTCTGTCTGAGAATTTTCCGTACCCTGTGTGTCTTCTCCTGCTACATCATTCAGTACATTATCTACACTTTCAGCAGTATCTTTTACAGACAACTGAGTATTAGCAGAGGTAGACACGGTGATATTATCCTGCGTCTGCTCCGTCTGTACTTCTGTCTGCTGTGTGTCTACCACTTTATTTTCATTTTCATCCATTATTTATCATTCTCCTTACTGTGAATTATCTTTCATCATTTCCTGTGCAATAGGCGACGCCATCTGCTGTGCCATCTGAGCTTGCATCATCTGAGCCTGCATGGCCTGATATTCTTCATCACTCATAACAAGGGAATCTGCATCGAGGCCAAGTGCTGTACCAATCTGAGAAAGAACATTGCCTGTCTTCAAACGCTGTTGGAAGTCTGGGAGTACCGAACATGTCTGTAAGAACTGTTCAATCTTTGTCAGATCATGTCCACGGCCTAATGCTTCCATGCCTGTTACAATGTGTGTCTGTACACCATCACTGCCCTGTGGAATGTCAGGGAGCGCTCCTTGCGCCATGAGCTGTGCCATAAGACACTGAACAAGCGGTAACTGTAATTCCAAAGACAACAAGGAATAAATGTTGCCTACGCTATCCTCAAGCTCATTAGCCACATATCGGATTTCTTCGGCTGTGACGCGTTCGGCATTACGCTGTACGGAGCTGTTCAGCAGGAAAGCGAACGACAAGTTACTTTGTAATTCCTGCTTATGCTGATAGGCTACCTGCAAATCACTTACCTTGTTCAACTGGAAAGCTGTAATGTCACCTTCTTTTCCTTTGAAGAAATCACCACTCTGTGCATCTTTCAATTTATCAACACGGAGCTGTGAAGAAGGATTCACAAGGAATAAAGCAAAAGCAGATAATGTAGCCATTTCTGCAATAGATTTACTGATAGAGTTAAGGGACTTCAAATCACCATAGTATTCATCAACATAAGAACGTCCATAAGACTCCCCATCCATCTTACGGAGTCGCAAGGGAATCCAAGGAACCTTATCCCTAGGAAATTCCTGTTCGCTACCTTTGATAATCTGTCCTTCAATCTCTTGATACATTTCAAAGGTTTCATCATCTGCAAGATATACATGAGTGTAAAGCTCAACATTCTTGTCTGGTGAAACGTCTGTACCTTCTACGCAAGCCTGTGCTTCGGGTGGCAAGGCGGCATAACTAATGCTATCTTTCGCAATCAGTTCAATCCAATTACCTGTGCCATCACGCACCACAACATAGTTATTCAGACGATATAGTTTGATACCACCTGTCTGAGGTGGAAGATACAGCAAGCAGTTACCTGCTACGATGAGCTGTAAGACACCCTCACTAATGGTGATACGACACCGATTAGTTTCCATATAATCCATCAGCTGGCGTTCAATCGCCCCCATGATCTTATCAATCTTTGTCATAGCGGACGTATCCCCCTGCTGGGCTACCTGCTGTTTTGCCGTGTCCCCCAACTCCAATTTAAAGAAGGGTTCGTTAGGGGGAAAGAGAGCCAGCATAATTTTAGCCGCTAAGTTATTAACACCCCTAGCCCCAATGCTCTGATATGGTGTCTCATACTCTGTTGTCGAGGTAGCATTTTCATCTGGGAACAACATAGGGATTGTTATTTTAGCGTTCTTTACCGCTCTGTCTACATACACCTTTCTATCGGACACCAATTTATCATAACGAGATTTAGCGGTATCTGTCCGATAAAATGTATTGGTGTCTACGTCATTACTCATAAGTTAATACCTGAACCACCACCGCTAGAGCCAGCAGAGGAAGACACAAACAACGAGTTTTTGCCCCGTTTCTTCTTCCGATTCTGAATAGCGACATCATATTCAGCCTGTTCAGCCATTGTGGGCGCAGGGGCCGCAGGGGCCACACTCGTAGGAGTAACAGTCGGCTCTACACTTTCCCCTACTACAATCTTTGGATAACCACCAAAAACACCATTTGTAACGGCACTTACGGTTTTCTTCACGACACCTGTGACGCCATGCCATGCTTTGGATACGGTATGACCTAACCAACCACCACTAGACATTAAAGACCACTCCTTCCTGTATAATCACTTGTAGAGCCTACCCCACCTGTATAATCACCTTTTACATACAAGCTAGACAGGCCACGTTTATTTCTTTTCTTCTGAGAATAGGTTGTGTCATCCCCCATCACTGGTGCATCTGGCGTCTGTGCTGATGTACTCGGCACTAAATCAGAAGCCTTTACAGTAGGACTATATGTATCAGCCGCACTATATGTATGGCTACCTGCACCTGTAATACTTGAAATAATTTTCATGGGAAGTGACAACAAACTACCTAGCCAACCACCACTAGACATATTCAATCCTTCCTTTCTGCCAGATTATGCAAGACAGAAATTACCTCTGTACACCCCTGCATATACCCCATGCGAATATCATTATTTTCGGCATCCGCATTAATAAAAAAATCTGGTGTATAGATAGCTGTAAGATAATCAACAACATCTCTAGGGACAAAAGGAAGCTCATCATGCATAATCATTTATTATTTCATCTCCTTCAAATAGGATTCACCAAAGACAACAAAACCATTCTTCTTATACATGTTCCGAACAATCGGTGTGTCTTGAACCATACTACTACCAGAGCAAATCATGACACATTCATTATCACGCGCAATGTCTTCCAAGAGCTGGACTGCAAATCGCCCAAAGCCATTAGGTTTTGTACCTATGGAAACCACCAAATCTTCCACTAAGACAGGGCCGTCAATCCACCAAAGCTCAACCACATTACAAGCTAAGATACCTGCATATTTTCCCTGTTCATCTGCAAAGACAGCCAGTGTACCGAGCTTCTGCATTTTCCAAATCTGCTGTGCTAAATCCTGTACGGACTTTCTGTGTCTGAACAAAGGTGTTGGATTTTTGTCTGCTTTATGTGTAATGGCCGTTACAATAATTTCCATATCATCAAGTGTTACATCATTTACGAGTGTAAATTTTGGGGTGTCCATAATTTTACCTTTCCTTTCTCATAATCTCCATCCTGTAAGATATGTGCCACACGAGCCTGTAATAACGCATCATCTTCTGTAAGATTTGCTTTATTGAAACAATCAACTACAGCTTCCCATGTGGGACTATCTGCTAGAATACGTTCTGCTCTCACCTTGCCAATTTTCGGACAGCCTGTGTAATTATCAGCTGTATCCCCTACAAGAGTCTGATAGAGCAGTTTATAATCTGCTTCTTCCTGTGTCACCTCTACCAAGGTGTCTGTCAAGAAGTTATAAATCTTTGTAGGTATCGTCTGCATGTCTTTATCAGCAGAGATAATAATATTGTTTCCTTTGTACTTCCCTGTCGCCAAAAGACCAATAACATCATCGGCCTCTAGGGTGTCTAATTGTTCAGACACCCAATTTTCACGCACCCATTGTTTGAGTGCATGATAGGCAACAGGCTTTCTTTTACCAACACGATTCAACTTATATGTTGGTAAAAGCTTCTTTCTAAAGTTGTTGTCGTCATCTGAAAAAGCATAAACGACCTGTACTGAACCTGAATAATGATCAAGCTCTAAAGCTCTTTGTATCCAATCATCCATGTGGTCTTGCAAGTATGCTAATGCTTCATTAAAATCAACATGGAGTGTCCATATATCATTACCCCAATCAATCTCACATTCGCATGAAGAGCATGCACGATATACAGCCATGTCAGCATCCACAAGTATTGTGATAGGTTTCTTCATCGGCTTATACATCTGCATCTTCCTCTTCATCCGCGGCAGGGACATAAAGACCACAACGGCATGTGCTGTATTTACGCATGTACTTACAAGGGCAAATAGTGTCTTTTGTCTTACTAGGTTGACACGGACAATAACCATCATTCAAAGCAAGACGACCACGAATGGTATTATAGACAGTATGGTTTCTTGTCACTTGCATATGACGTTCCTTGAGAAATTTACTGTTGTCTCCATAAATGGTATACATCGCTGTCATTAGACCACCCCCAACTCTTTTGCTTTCGGAAGCGCTTTAATCCAATCACAGACAACTTTCCATTCAGGGAGTCGGTGTGCCTTTCGCTGTGCATAGATGTTTTTGAGCTGTAAGTAGTTCGTTGTCATCCGAGCTGTCAACAATAGGCCGCTAGGATAGCTGTAGATCATACGCCGCCAATTTTCTTCACTAGGATTCTGATTGTAGTCCCTAACAATATCAAGGAACAAATCAATGATTTTACGGTCTGTATAAGAAATAAAACGAACATCCATCTTTGCCAACATGTGCATAGCGGACATAGAAGACACAAAGTCTAAGAAGTGATAGCGCTGTGCTTCGGGCCACGCCTGTTTGGTAAGTGTCAAATCAAACTGGACAATGATACCTTTCAAATAACAATCATGGCCACTGCCAGCAGGAGCGTTCCCAAGACGCAGGGCACGTTTCATATCACCGTTGGTAGTCCCCCGTGTTTCTAAATTACACGGGTTGATTTTGTCAGACATAGGGTAGCCAGACGCTACAATCGATTCATCAAGCCCATAGACAAACGTGTTATCAATGATGTTATAATCATGCTTTTTCATACTTATTGTGTCTCCTTTCATTCTTAGACAGTTCCTTTTTCATCTCTGCGGACTGTGGATATGTAATATAACCACACGAACATGTAATTTCTTCTACATTCTTTGCACAACCTGTGACCAAGGTACGGCCACACTTTTTGCAACGGATACGTTTTGCGTACATAAAATACCCCCTAATAATAATACTAATAACAGTGTGAAAATCACCAGCCCTGCTTCTGACAAAACTCAATAATCATATTGGCCCGTTTCAGCATTTCTTTAGTATTATCTTCTGCTTCCTTCTGTGTTTTGAAGACGTTACCCATGGCATACATAACAGAGTCCTGAATGAAATCTTCACTAAATCCCCGAGTTGTGAAATGAACTAACCCATCTTTTAATATATAGTGGCAAGGCTCCATAAAAGCAGGTTTTCGAGGTTCAGCCAACTTTTCCTTCAGGCGACAAAGAGACAATCCCATGCCTAAACGGAAATCCCATTTGTCTTGCGGATTCTTCTTTGCTTTTGCTTCTGTGTCCCCCTGCCGTACAGTGATCGTACCGTTTTCTTTGTCTACAAAGCAGGTTACATTTTCGGCATCAAGTCCTAAATATGTAGCCACCTTGAGTGTTGTAGGGGGCAACTTTCTAAAATAGTGTTTAGTTTCCACAAGGGGATGAATGTCTTCCATAGAATAGCTCTCACCTCTCTCAAAAAACCACCCCATATACCCTGTCTCCCTATCTTCAATTTTTATAGAATTATCTATATCATCCTTTTCAACTACTACTGCACCATTCGGAAAATGAACGGAGTGTTCCCCCGTAACGCTAACAAGCATACCTTCCTTGACTTCACTAAATTTCATTGTGTGCGCTCCCTTCTAATGACAATCAAACCAATTGTGTCCAATGATACCCTCTGTATCTAATTGAACATGAAAATGAAAATATTCTTGTGTGTCTCTCATGGCCTGTTGGGCTTCTTCACACACAATCTTTGCTATATCTTCGGTACGACATGCAATCTGCTGTTCATCATGAATCCATGCCATCAAAGCAAAATCGCCATCCCATCCATGTCTTAATCCTCTAGCCAATAGTCTTTCCTCTGTAGTGACAATCCACTTCTTGCATATCAAAGCACCAGCTGATTGCAAGAGTAAATTTAAGGCACTATGAGGACTTCTTACATGTAGTTTGCGTCTGTCAAGACCATAGAGGAAATGACGTTTCCATGTGACTTTAGGTTTTCCATGTGTACTTTTAAAATCAATAGGATAGACAAGAGCATTTTCTACAGCCTGTCTGAGTTTCGCAATTGCAGGAATAGCCTTATTGAATCTCCTCTTAATCTGCTTTCCCTGTCCTGCTGAACCCCCTATGATTTTACCAATCTTTGCGTCTCCTGCTCCATACTTTGTATTCCCTAGAGGTCGCAAGCCCCTAAGCGTTCTCTTATGAACTGCTTTATGTCACCATAAAGAATAGACTATCTCATCAATGTCCACCGCTTCCACCATCATTAGCTTATGGTGTACTTCCTTTCGGAATAGTCGTTACACTTTATTTTGAAGAATACGTACTCCTTCAAAATCTTAGCACGGTATTGTCTCAACAAGGAGAGTTTCACCGTTTTCAATGGATTTTAATTCCTCAATGTTACATAAGGAATGCGTAAATAAACGTCTTCGCCTGATTGCGTGTGGGCAATCCTGCGGCTTTCTGGTTCATGGTATGTATATCCCCATTCAAAATTGTATGGGCATATTGTCCACCATCATACTTATACATGAAGTGGGCAAGACAACGGAGTTCAAGACCACAAGCGTCTATCCCTGCTTGCCACCAGCCGTCAGGTACTCTAAAGAGTTCCCGACATTCCTTGCCATATGGACTACCGACATGTGGTACTTGTGCGACGTTCGGTCTGGAATGAGTAGCACGGCCACTAACAGCCCCATTAGGGATAACAGAACCATGAATATTACCGTCCTTTCCAATCATAGACAACCAAGCATTATTACCATCTGCGAGTTGTCCCAAACGCTTTTTAAGCATCAAGGACTCCTCAAGTACAGACACAACAGCCTTTACTTCATCAGGAGCCTGTGGGTCTTCCTTCATGAATTTCATACTTTCATCATCAATCTTCAATCGACATTGTGAAAAATCAACATCATCTACATCCGTGTCTTCAACATCATAACAATCAATGTTCGCTGGAGAATAGCCATAATGTGTACGTAACAACCATTCAATCTGTTGTCTACTATTCGGATTAAAGTCTTTATACTTCTGGACGGGAACCCCTGCTTTATAGCCAAGACGCTTGTTGTCTCTTTTCGGTACGAAAATCTTATCAGGTACACGAGGTACAATCTGGATCAACTTCGCTGTCAAGACACCTGCTCTGGCACGTAAGGTAGCTTCCAATTCCTTAGCCTTATTAAGGTCAAAGGGAAACCCATTTTTTTCTTGCTTAGACATCAACCATGCAACCTCATGTTCAAGCTTTATGGCCTTTGGTGCATAATCGTATGAAGCAAGCTTTTCATAGAGCTTCACCGTTACAACAACGTCCTGCTTATTGTAAGCAAGCATTTCAGGATTGTAACAAGCCCATGCATCTTCTTCCTCTCCATATGTACCTTTTAGTTCTCCTAAACGATACCCCCAAGCTTTTAGGCTATGGGATTTATACAGCTTAGAGGGGAGCTGTTTCTTGCGGATAAGTCCTGCATCCATGTCTTCGATATGAGAATAGATGAGACGTGACAAAACAAGGGTGTCTACTACATCCTTATGCATGTCGTGCGTAATCTCAAACCACGGAAAAAGTTTTGCCAAGGCGGGAAGGTCATAATTAATAACATTATGTCCACAAAGACACACCCCTCTTTTCCATGCATCATATAACTCATGGACACCTTGCTCTGCATGTACATCATCATACTGCTTCATTTCCTGTGTGTCTGTATCATAGACACTCAAGCAAAAAAGCTGCGTAACGTTGGCATACAAACCATTAGTTTCAATATCAAAGACTAACATAGAACCATCCTTTCCTTACAATAATTTTTCTAAATCTTCTGCTTCCGTATCAAGGTTAAATGCTTTAATGCGTAGTTCATCGGCAAGCTTCTTTTTTGTAGTGGCTACTACAGTAATTTTATGGTCACGATGTGCCTTAACTTTTAGATACCATCGATGTAATATATCTAAAACTTCATCATAAAATATAATCCACCTCATTACATCACCCCTTACTTCTTCAAATGATGATAGAAACGCTTACCTGCTTCCTTCTGTCTTGCTTCGGAAAAATTGCTAACACGTTTCAAATACCCAATAACACGAGTACCATAATCCACATTAGTGCTACCACATTTCACACAATGATTTTCTGTGTCTGTGTTGATGTAGCCGCAATTATTGCAAATCGTACACAAGACATTCGTTGTCCAATACTGCACACCATATTTAGAGCAAAGCTTATACAAGTGCATAAACTGTTCCTGACTGAGCATCTGTTCAAGATTCAAGTGTAAAGCTGAACCACCATCAAGGTACTGAACAATATCTTTAGAGTACAGCTTCAATTTATCGAGCACATTTACAGTGGGGTCTTCTACAGGGTAGAAATAACTGTTGTAACAATCACGAGGTACATAAAGACCTGCTTCCTTATCCCACTTTGCATTTTTAACACCGAGATTTTCGGCAGGAATTTGCTCAGTATTAAAACGGACTCCATACTCAGACAAAGCGGCCTTATTGGACATCGTAAGGAAAGACAACAATGTCTTTAAATAATCAGGGTATTCCTTGTCTGTCACTGCCCATTTCTTGTCTCTCAGATACTCAAAGTATTCCAAGACACCATTGATACCAAGGGTCAAGAACTGCTTATCAATGTCCATAAATCCCTGTGTGTAAGCAGGTAGCAAACCTGCATCAATGTAACCTTTAATTACTTCACGATGAGCCAACAGGTACTTATGCACTCTGTCCACTACTTCATCCAGCTTGACACCACACTGACCAATACGGTTGATGTTCAAGCTAATGACACGAGCGGAACCCGTAACGACACCACCTGCACCCAACGTGTAGCTAAATGTGTTATCAGCTAATTCATTGCGTAAACGACAGCAAGAAGCAAGACTATCTACTCTGTCAGACATATAGACAAAGAAAGACAAGCCTTTCGCCTGTTCTTCTGCCAACCCCTGCACAAACTTAGTGTCTTTAAAACCACCTGCACCATCCGTAAGCAATGCGGCTGTGACAACAGGGAACGTCAGTAATTCTTTTTCACGCTCCTGTCTAAACCAACTCAAGAAGAATTTCTGCAAGTGATAGGTGCTTTCAATGTCTACCTGAGTACCGTCAGGATAGAAAAAGCCACCAAACATCTCTTTCAAGTAGTCGTGGTCAAAAACGCTAATGTTCCAAAATACAGACTGGTCGCCACGTGCGCTCGCTGGCTGATTCAGTGCATAGACAACACCCTGAAATTCCTGCTCAACTTCTTTATGGTGTGCCGCAAGATATTCTTTTCCCCACTGCTTACGTGCAAAGTAGTCGAACATATGGAGAAACTCAACAGTAGCGATAGCTCCACTGAAATTACTTGCAATCTGGTATACGAGGTTTACAAAGGAACCGCAAAAACTCTGTAAATTCTTAGGTGCTTTAGACACACCACCTAAACACTTCGTACCTTCCAAGAGAAATGGATATAAAGTGATACTCGCACAATAGGGTTTTAACGATGTTTCATCATGTGTATAGATATAGTGATTCGCTAGATCATCTTCATAAGCCTTTGCCATATCTTCCCCGAACATCTGCGTCAACTTATCTTTAACTAACTTACGGTTAATCTGAATGGTGTCAGGCTTGAATAATTCAGCTTCCAACCCTGCAATTGTCTTCTGCGTAACATTGCTATTCGCATCTACCTTAGAGGCCGTAGCGGCATTGGAAGACACCATATAATCATGAATGTATTTAATCTTTTCTTTTAAATCAACATTAGGTAACATTTTCCACCCTCTTTTTCCAAAATTTGTGTGTCTCATCCAAGAAGCAAGGACGAACAGCAACTAAATTATCTTGTGCGTCAAGACGATAGGTTATCGTGATTCGATAGAACCTCTGGTTTGTCCGTGTGCTTTCAAGACCACCCAATGTATCAACATAAGGGCCTGTCTTTAACCATGTACAGTGACCTTCCAAAGCAATCATCTTGTCACGTTCTTCATCCTCACTCCCACTGTAAATACCTACAGGAGCAATATCAGACAAAGCAGATAAGAGAGAAATCAAGGATTCTGCTGTGATATGTTTGTTATTTGTACCGCCCATTACAACAATGGCATTTGCCCCTGCATCAATAGCATCCTGCGCTTCTTCTAAAACATCAAGAAGGGATGTTAAGGGAGCATCTTCTTCCTGTAATTCGGGACTATGACAACCCACGCAATGTTGCTTACAGGCTCCTAATTCAATAGCATATGCCATCTTATCGGGCAATTCGTTAAATGTAATGTCTGTGTTCACAACAGGGTACTTTAAAACTCTTGACATGTTTCATCTTCCTCTCCTAGTAATCTGTGTCTGTCCTTATCCCAATGGAGATACCCTGCAAGCCCTGTTGAACCTGCAAAGCGATTCTTTAAGACACGAATTTTAATTAAGTTTCTTTCGGCCTCATCTTCTGCCTGTTGATTGCGTTCAAGGGCGATAACCTCATCGGGTAACTGCTTCAATGTGCCACTCCCTCGCAAGTCATCAAGCGAGATAATGCCACCTTCTTCAAAGGCTTTTTCACCACTTGTCTTTTTCAAGTGTGAAATAACAATCATCCCTACGCCCGTTTCTTCTACAAGAGAGCGGAGCTGTGTCATCAATTTATCAATGGTCTTCCTCTCATCCCCACCTTCATCCATGCCTGATACGGCAATAGATATGTGGTCAAAGATGATAAAATCACACTGTTCCGCAACGGCTAAATAGCGTATACGAGACAACAAGTTACCACTCTCGATAGACCCAAAATGGTCATATAAGACAAAGCGTTTATCACTGAATAGCTCCTCATAGGCTGTCTTTAACTTTTCCTTGTCTACACTACCCCACATGATAGATAGGGGCTTTTCAACATGGATAGACAGCAATTCACGGAGTGTCTTTTTCGGGTTTTCTTCAAGAAAGACAAGCCCTATTTTCAGATCATCTTTCACCTTGAGTTTATAAGCAATCTCTCTCGCCGCTGTAGACTTCCCTATGCCTGTGCCTGCTGTCAGCATCACAAGTTCCCCTTTACGGAGTCCCTTCGTGATACTTTTCAACCCCTTGCACCATGGGTAGTCATAACACTTAGCCTCTGTGTCATCACTGAAAAATTCATCTTCAATGTCAGCAGCATTGATAATCCCATCGGGCCTATATTCCTTTGCGGTAAAGATAGCCTGAATAATTGCATCTCCCTTACCCGCTACAAGACATGCATTAGCATCCTTTTCTGGTAAGTCTGCAATCTTTAGTTTGTGTGGAGACAACATCCCCTGCACATCCTCAACGGCCTTCCTTCCCTGAGCGTCCATATCAAACATGACAATGACCTCATCAAAGGACTCCAACCATTCGAGGTTTTCTTTAAATGTACGTTTAGCCGACGTACACCCATGAGGTAAAGACACAACAGGCCACTTGTTGCCCCCCATCTGTGATACGGTCAGACAATCAATCTCTCCCTCTGTAATGACAAGCTTCTTTCCACTATGGAAAAGGTTTTGTCCAAAGAAGCGATAAGTAGAGGTTCCATTCAAATAAAACTTCTTGTCCTTTGTCCGTAACTTCTGGAAAAGTACAGAACCGTCCTCATCACAATACTCTGCGACTTGAACGGTTCCTAACTTTGTATGTGTTACATAATAGTTGTACCTTTTGCACGTTTCAGCAGTAAGCCCCCTTGCACGGAGTGTCTTAAACTCCATGTCCTCATGAGGAATAATGGCATGTTTAGCCACCTCTTCACCTTCTTTCGGAAATTCTGTATGATGACAGCTAAAACAGTAAGTGTGTCCATCATCATACAATGTAGCGGCATCATGGCTTCCGCAATAAGGACACGGAATATGTGCCTGTACAATTTCCGACATGGCTAGTCGTCCCCATAATGTACATCAAGAGCATATTTGTTCTTAATATCCTTCATGGTCTTTCGCTGTGCATCGGACATGTCCTTTTCATTGGCACAACCAACCAACAGCACATAGACGGAATCTTTCACATGAGCGAGTCTATAGTCACCATAAGCGAGGAAGGGAATCCCTTCTTTCACTTCACCATTCGGCATCACGATCAAATGATACCCGATATTGAACAGCCCTTCTCGCCGCTGTTCTACATAAATTTCCCGAACGGTCTTTACCTTCGGTTCAAATAAGACACGCACCATGTTAGTTTCATCTCTTTCTTTGTACTTCAAATTCATATTCTCACCCCTTATTTTTTCTTTTTAGGGATAAGACCTTTCATAGGTTTCTTAGGCTCTCTAAACCATGCATCAGGGATTTGTCTAGTGGAGTATTTAAATCCATTTTTGTCCGCCCAATCTGCATAGGTTGTCTTACTGCCTTTATATAACTTCAACTTCGGATTCTGAAAGACAAAGCGTATATCCAAATCAGGATACTGCATCTTGATAAGTAAGTGCTTTTGTCTGTCTTCCCTTTCAAAAATCCCTTTAGCTTCTATAATGATACCGTTAGGCAACACAAAATCAGGAGTATACTTATGCTTCGTAGCAGGCTTTTCATACTGAATATAGTACATCTCATACTTTTCCTGCTTCTTTAACTCCCGAATTTGTGCGCTAATGGTGTCTTCAAAATGACTTCTTTTTTTAGGTGGTCTGTATGTATACGCACCCCCATTACAAAAACTTCGTCTCAGGTCTTATCACCACACTTTAAAAATCTTCATCATCCGAACCATCCGTGAACGGTACATCTACGTCAGAACGTGTGTCTTCTTCATCCTCATCAATGACGGACGTAGAATCAAATGCCCCTTCGTGCTTCTTGAAACCGAAAGAGCTTGCATCCTGCCCATTGCCATACGGAACGTACTTCAAGAGCTGAACCGCCTGCAAGCGGAAAGACACACCAAAATTTTTCGATGTATTGTAATACGGAAAGAGCTGGTAGGCTACAGCGACAACACTACCGTTACCAATAGAACTCTTGATTTTTCGAGTGACAGGACGTTCAGCACCATCAAAAACAGGAACAACCTTGTCAATTTCTTTGCCAGCCTTCGTGACAATATGAGCATTAGTTACAAATTTGACACTTGCATCCCCGTTATCATCTTCACGATACGAACCCATATTAGGCTCTGCGGCAAACTTCTTATTCTTGAGGGTTTCTTTAAATTCTTCCCAAATCGTCTGTGCTTCCTGCATCAAGTTATTCATATCTTCAACAGACGGAACAAGCGTAATACTAAATTTGTTTGTGTCAGTGCCATTAAACGTTTCTGTGTCTGCTAAATGACACCACATTGCTTTCCCTGTAATTACACCATCATTCATATTCATGTTTCATTTCTCCCTTTATTACAACAACTTTGCACGAGTAATTAAAATCATGCCATCGGCATTTTCAAGTAATAAATCTGTGACGGCTGTCTTAATGCCATCATCAAGCTTCATGTGCTTTCTGCGAGCTTTTGCGGCGATGACGCCCAAAAGACACAATGTATCATTGTCATACGAACCATCATGTAAAAAGTGCATGAGCTTATTTGCATATGCAACATAAGGTTTATTCAAGGTTTCCTTCATGTTCATTTCTCCTTTTTGTAGTGGTCATTACAATTCGATACGTTCCCCGTTCTTGACTGCATCTAACCACTTTTCATAGACACGAATTTTATCAAAATCAGACTGCATTTCTTCCTTAGTACCTTTATGACCTGCACGAAGCCGATATTTAAGAATATTCCCTTTAAGGAATCCAATGAGTTCCTCAGGACTAAAGAAGTCTTGCATCACAAGAATAGGTTCGACAAGAGACTCACGATAGTGCTTATCATGCATGGTGTCTTCCTGCATATCTTCGACAGGAGTAACACGCCTTTCATTAACCACGATTACTTCATCACTGCCACGGAACTGTACATCGTATACTAATTGGCCACTTTCAGTAAGTACCAACATGTGTATGCCAACAACGACTGCATAACCACTTTCATGTGGCGGTATAGAGGGCCAATCCGACATGTCTACCCACACGGTATCATGTACTTTAATTCCTTTTGTTGTATCCATCTTCATTAGTCCTTTCCTGTACTTCCAAAACCCTTATGTGTACTGTCTTTCGTAAGAGAATCTACTTCTACTAATTCTGTGGGTACATTCGCAACGAGCATAAGCTGTGCGATACGTTCCCCTTTATTGATTCTTACAACACTACTACCAATATTTTCGACAAGCAAAAACAATTCATCAACATAGTCACTATCAACAATCCCTGTGCCGTTGGCTAGTCTCAGTTTTGTTTTTAAACCTGTAGAAGAACGGACATAAACTTCTAAATGGTATCCTTCGGGAATCTCAAAAGCTACTCCCGTTGGCACCTTATATGCTTTATCTTGCCCTCTTTGAGGGTATAAAGTCACTGTGTCGTTTGCGAATACGTCATAGCAAGCGGCGGACGCTGTAGCCTTATAAGGGGCTTTTGCGTCTGGTGTAATACGTGTAAATTTTAAAGACACACTAGATTTAGAGGTTGTCTTTCGTCGCTTACGTACTGTTGCTTCTGTCATGTTTTATGCTCCTTTCAAAAGCTTAATACTTGAAGACTTTTCTTTCTTCACTACGTGGCACAATTAAATGTTGTGTGTCTTATCCTTAGATAAAGAGAAAAAGACACACAAAAAGAGAAATATTTAAATTATTTATATTAATTATTAATTATCATCAATAATAAATAATAAAAGAACTATAAGTATCTTAAAGTACTTTTAAGTATATATAGTTACTTTAAGTATCTTATAGTTCTTTTCTCTTTCCTTCACTACGTGGCACAATTACAAATCATGTTATATTTATGCAAAGCAATACTTACTATTGACTACATCATCAAGATTTAAAGCACCCTTCGAGGGGATTTTAGGTATTTCTTTCCCTTCGGGTAACAGATATTCAACATCCTTTAACCATTCCTCTAAGTAATTGTGGTCTTTGTACATCTTGACTAATTCAGTACGAATAACCTTGAATAAGTCCTCTGCATGTTCTATATCTGTACCGAAACTATCATGAATCATAAAGAAATTATTATTTCCTTTTTCAGCTTGATTCATGATTACTCTTTGCATGTGACACGCATCCATGCTGTGGATAAAGTTAGGGGCGATTGCTTGCGCTTGTCCCCTTGTATCTATGTCGGTGCTATCTTGGGGGACATAGATACGAATGAAACCCCCGTTAAAACGCATACGGCACGTTTCCATGTTAGGTACAAATTTATTCTGCTGGATAGGTAAGCCATTGGGGCTTGTCCATGCTACAGCTTCCCCATTCTTGCCAATCATCCCTGCAATCTTTTTCAGCCATTCCATGCCCTCTACAGCCTTTACAACCGTAGTGGTTACAGCGTCCCAAATAAGACCTGCCATGTAGTTTGCGGCTTGAGAGCGACTCAAGAAGATAGGGTTGTCTTTATGTTCATCAATCCATGGCTTGATAATGTCAGACTTGAGGTTTTCAGAGAAACCGTAAGTTCTCGAACCATACGCAAGAGTCATAACAGAACGCTTGCACACTTTACGCTTGATACCGTTTGTACCAAACTTTTCATGTGCATAAGACAACCATTCTGTAGCTAGTTCTTTTGTGCCATACACAATGCACTTTTTACCCTTGCTGTCAAGTACGTATTCGCCACTTTTTTTGTCTTTTTTGTAGTCATCTGCCGTACCTGTAATAACGTCTTGATGTAAGACAACATTCACTTTATCTGCCACAACTTGATAAATGTCATGGACGGTTTCATCTGGGATAAGATTTACATTTTTCCCGCCAACTTCATCCGCAAGAAGCATGGAGAAGTGCTGTAGACCCGAACATGTACCATCAAAGCTAATCGGAAGACCTGACTTGAAGCCGATTGCAGATCCGTTGTGTTCTGCTTGGTAGACACGGAGTCTTTCAAATTCAAAGCAGAAAGACAAGAAGCACATGGGACTTTCATCCCCTGCGACTTCATTCCACCATGTGTATGTTAAGGGTGAAGCGGCGCTCTGTAAAATGTTGTCTTCATTATCAAGTACCCACTTGATACGTTCATCAAACGGGATTTTGTCAAGTCCTGCAAATCCTGCACCTGCAATATAGAACCATTTTAATGCTTCTTCATTTGTCAAGGGGGTTGGCTCTGCAAAAAGCAGAAGTGCTTTCTGTGTGTCGTCCCCTTGAGGATTCAAAGCAGGACTCATAGGGTAAATTCGTCCCCTATAATCGAGGTTCCATGGGAAATACACACGTTCGTATACACTATACTTTTTAGCACATCCTAACGTGGTATTTGTTCTAAGAACCTTGGATATCCTTGCCCTTTCATGCTTGTAGTACGCTGACAGGCGTTTTTTATGGGCTTCTAATTCTTCTGGTGTCGGGTCAACCAGACGGGGAATTTTTGGCGTGTCGTCCGTTCTGGGAAGACCACCTAAACCACCATGATTTTTCATGATAGACACCATTGTTTCAAGGATTCTTTCGTTGATGACAAAAGGCGTAGACTGTAGTGCATTTACGCACTTGAAAAGCCACGACAGATCAAGTTGTTCACATTTTTGCAGGTAGTGCTTCATGAACGTGTTTTTTTGATTAAAATTCGCACGTATGAAATGTGCAAATGGAGAATTAGCTCCGTAATAAGCCCCTTCCCATACCGTTTTCCACGGTTTAGGTTGGATAACAGCACTTTACAACTTTTACGCCACCTCGGAAGTTGATGAAGCTAGTTTACACAA